TTAAATGCTGCTTTTGTATATAAATCATTACAAAGTTTTGAACATGGTTATGATGAGATAGTAGCTGAATATGTAGGCAGACCAGATAATATTGAAATATATAATAGAAACTTAGAATTATTATCTGAGTATTATGGTGGAGCTGAGATTATGTTTGAAAATGATAGGGGTGAGGTATTATCTTATTTTAAGAGAAGAGGTAAATTAAATTTATTAGCAGACCAACCTGATAATGTTATATCTAAAGTTATAAAAGATTCTACAGTAGCTCGTATAAAAGGGTGTCATATGAATGAGAGAATGAAAGATGCTGGAGAGAAATTTATACTTAGATGGTTATGGACTGAAAGAGGATCAAATGTAGATGGAGAAAAAGTTTATAATATGGATTTGATAATGAGTCCTGCTCTTTTAGAAGAACTAATTCAGTATCATAGAGGAGGAAACTTTGACCGTGTAATGGCATTAATGCAAGTTATGTTTATGGTTGAAGAAACTTACGAACAAGAAGTTGGACAAGAAAAACGTAAAAATCATGCTGCAGATTACCTTATAAGTAATATTAACACGATGTTTAGTAGGACTAGTCGATAATTTTTATTATATTTGTTAGTTAGTAGCATTATTAAATTAAAAAAAAATGGGATATTCGTTTCCGCAACAAAAATTAACTAGAAAACAAAAAGCAAAAAGTAATTTTGCTTGGGGTAAAAATGTTCTAGATGAAATAGATAAATATAATTCAAAAGGATTTGATGGTAGATTAGATAATACCAGAAAACAAATAAATTATGATATATATAACGGACAGATAGATCGTGATGATTATGAATATGTTTGTAAACCTTATGGGGTAGATGGTGTAGGAGAATTACCTGCAGAATTACGTCATTATGATATTACTACTCCTAAATTAAGAGTTTTATTTGGAGAAGAAATAAAAAGACCTTTTAATTATAAGTTAATAGCAACTAACTCAGAAGCTATAACTGAGAAAGAAAGAGAAAGAATGAGAATGATTGCTGAATATGTAAAAGAAGCAATTATGTCTAGAGTTAATGCTATGGTAGCTCAAGAAGCAGAAAAAATGCAAGCTAATGTTCCGCAAGAATCTATGACACCAGAAGCTCAACAACAAATGGATCAGCAACTTCAACAGATCCAACGATCCATGACTCCTCCAGAAATAGAAGAATATATGAAGAGAGATTATGTTGGATCTAGAGAAATACAAGGACAACAAATATTAGATTATTTAATAAGAAAAGAAAAAGTAAAAGAAAAATTTAGTAAAGGATGGAAACATGCTTTAATTGCTGGTGAAGAAATTTATTGGACAGGTATTGTAAATGGTGAACCTACCATGAGAACTGTTAATCCTTTATATTTTGATTACGATAAAGATCCAGATTTAGACTATATACAAGATGGTCAATGGGCAAAATATATTATGAGAATGACTCCAGGATCTGTGATAGATACTTTTGGAGAATACCTAACAGATAGACAAATTAAAGATTTATATTCTGATACAGGAGTAACTGGAGCTAATCATATAATTGATGAGACATTTGGTGAATTTTCATATGATCATTCTGATACATTTGATTTAGATAATTTTGGTACTAGTGATGGACAAGCAAGTTCTGAATATATTAGAGTGGTTCATTGTGAATGGAGATCTTTACGTAAATTAGGTTTTTTAAAATTTATAGATGATAAAGGAGTACCACAAGAAACTATAGTAGATGATACATATGTAAAAGATGAAGCTAAAGGTGATATAGAAATAAAATGGGAATGGATACCTGAGATATGGGAAGGTACTAAAATAGAAGGTGATATATATGTTAATATAAGACCTAAGCCAAATCAATATAAAGATCTTGATAATTTGTATAGTTGTAAATTAGGTTATATAGGAATAGCTTATAATAATCTTAATTCTAGATCTGTTTCAGTTATAGATAGAATTAAACCATATCAATATATGTATAATATTATTATGTATAGATTAGAAATGGATTTAGCTTCTGATAAAGGTAAAAAGTTTTTAGCGGATATTAATCAGATACCTAGTGATCTTGGAATGGATATGCAAAAATGGATGTATTATTTTGACGCTATGGGTATCGCTTGGGTTAATCCTCATGAAGAAGGTAATAGAGGAAAACCTCATTCTTTTAATCAATGGCAAGCAGTAGATTTATCTATGGCTCAAACTGTACAACAAAAAATACAGTTATTAGAATATTTAGAAATGCAAAGTGGTGAAGTTGCTGGTGTTACTAAACAAAGAGAAGGACAAATGGGGCCTAGAGAAGGATTAGGTACCTCACAACAAGCTATTGTACAATCATCTCATATTACAGAAGATTTATTTAGTACTCATAATGGTGTTAAAAAAGCTGTACTTGAATCACTAATAGAAACAGCTAAAGTAGCTTGGAGTTTAGATGAACAAACTTCTGGAAGTAAAAAACAATCTAAAAAAATACAATATGTATTAGATGATATGAGTGTTCAAATGCTTAGTATAGATCCAGATATATTTACTAATTCTTCATATGGTATATTTGTATCTGACTCTGGTAAAGACCAAGAAACATTTATGGTGTTACGTCAATTAGCTCAAGCTGCTCTTCAAAATCAACGTGCTGAATTATCTGATGTTATTAAGATGTTCTCTACTAATTCAACATCCGAACTTAAAACTATATTAGAAAAAGCTGAAGAACAACGTAAAGCTCAAGAACAACAAATGCAACAATCACAACAAGAATCTCAAGAACGTATGGCTCAAGCTAAACAAGAACAAGAAAGACAAGAAATGATGTTAGATAAATATAAAGTTGATGAAGATAATGCTACTAAATTAGAAATAGCTAGAATGAAAGAATTAGGGCAACAAAGAGCTTTAGATCTTAATAGAAATAAAATTCCTGATATTATGGAAGTTGAAAAGTTTAAACAAGAAGCTGAAAATAAAAGAGAAAAAAATAATATAGAACAACAAAAATTAGATCTTAAGCGTAAAGAATTAGATATAAAATCTAGAGATGTTCAAAAAAAAGATAAAGAAAAAAATAAAAAATAATGAATACACTAAAAATGCTTGGAAAAAGAAACCAAGTTCCATCATATGAAAATGGAACTAAAACGACAACTGATCCGACAAAAAAATCACCTAATATTGGATTTTCTTTAGCAGGACCATTATATGACTTGAATGGTAAATGTTATGCAAACTGTCAACAAAGAAGTTTTTTACCTAAACATAATCTTTCTTTTGGTCCAAAATTAGATATAAATAATACTGGTATCGGTATGGGAGGTTATGCTGGTTATACACTTAATCCTAATCCTGGTAAAAGACAAGAAGGTATTAAAGGATATTTAGGAGCAAATGCAGGAGCAACATTAAGTGGTATTAAACTTTCAGATTTTGTTGGGGATGAGATGAATATGGATCCAACTATTACACCTTATGCAAACGCTATTGCATCGTTAGGATATGAAGGTGAGGTTGGTGATGCTGGAAGTTTTGCAAATTATTTAAGAGGAAGAAGAGGAGATCCATTAAAGTGGGGAATTGGTACTTTTGCTAAAAAAGATATTTTAGGAGATCAAGGATATACGTTTGGTGGTTATGGACATTATGGAAAACTTGGTTTAACTGGAGGATATAATCCAAATACAGGATGGCAAGGAGCTGTTAATTTAGGAATACCTATAAGATAGTGAATTTATTACAACAATATAATAATCAGAAAAATTCTTCTAGATCTTATGCTAATGGTACTATAGTTTCTAATGATTTAGAAAATTTAATTTCAAAATATAAAGAAGGAACTCTTTCAGATAACGAGAAAAAGTTACTAATGTCACAATTACAAGAGGTTAGTCAAGCTCCTTTAGCTACATTTGAAAATTTCCAAAAACAATTTTATTCAAATTCTATTGCTCAAGGAACAGATTTTTATCTAAATACTGGTTATACAACAGAAGAAGATATAAAAGAAGCTCCTACGTCAAGTGGTAGAATTTTAGGACAATGGCCAGA